GCGCCCGCGTCGATCTCGGCCTGGATGGTTTGCTCGCGCACCTCGGGCGGCACGCCAGCTGCGATGAGTTGCTCACGACGGCCTGCGGCATATGCCTGGCGCACAAGCTCGCGGTCTTCAATCTGGCCATTGCCGCCAAAGCCGCAGTGCGAGCACATGCACGGAACGCCATTGGCGCGCAGTTCTCGGCCCTGGCGCCATGCGGCCCGAACCTGACCAGGCTTCAGGCCGTTCTCGCGGCAGATGTGCTGGATCCAGCCCTCGGAGAGGCGAACGTAGCCGTGGCGTGCGTCAAGGCGAACCTGCAGCAGAGCCTCGGTCTGGCGTTGCTGGATGGCATCACGAAGATCTTTGGAGGCGCGAGTAGCCACCGCCTCCATGCTGTCGTGCGAGCGGTCGAGCTTCATGCTGCGACTGCCCCGGCAAACGGGCGTCTTCCAGTCTGCTTTAGATGGAGCCTTACACCGTCCTGTCCGTGTGTCGAATTACCCTGACTAGGCGTGGACCGACTCAATCTGCTCGCACGTCGGAGCTTGTTATCTGCTGATTTCATGTATCGCTCGACGTAGACGCGATTTTCCGAAGGTAGGCAGATTCGGTAGATGTCTCCTCTGGCCTCCAGATACTTGCCCTGTCCAATGAGGACGTTGCGCACGTAGTCAATCGCTGAAAGCTCCTTAAGCGCAAGTTCGTCAAAAACGCGCTTGGATGCCGTATCTGGATATGCGATCCCGACGATTTCATGAACTAGAGTTGCAGGGAATTCAGAGCCATATTCCGTAAGCTTGCGGCGCATCAGTTCGCTGAGCAGTGCTTTACTCATAATTCAGCTCCACGCTTGCGCGGCCAAATGTTGGGCGAAAGTCGCCGAATCCACCGTACTTGGCAGCTCTCCCGATGACCGTTGCCATGCTGTCAGCGTCGATGATTTCGTCGTCAAACTCCAGACCGCAGCTAAAACTCCAGCCGTGAAAAATCGGAACTGATTTAACGACCCGTACTTGCCCTTGCTTGAGAGTCATGTCAAGCCGGAATTCATCGTTCATCACGATGTCGTCGGGTGTCCGAACCTTATCCATCCCTCGATAAGTCAGCTTCAGCTTGTCGGTGTCAACGAAGACCGCACTTCGCACGTCAGCCTTGCTGATCTTGACGGTCTTGAAGCTGTTCGCTGCGATGGCAGCCGTCACCCAGGTGGCAGGAATGTAGATGCCTGTCTCATCATCCCAGTAGATCTTGCTTCGCACTTCGATGTTCTTCAGTTCCAAGAAGTCGTCGTCTGTGCGGCGCGTCTTCTTGTCGTTGATCCTCTTCATCGCTTTGGCGTAGGAGTTGAAGCGATCCACGGTTTGCGGATTGTTTTGCAACAGGGGGTTGATGCCGCTGAATGTCGCGGACATGAATTTAATAGTCATGTTTGATGGGAGATTTGATGAGACTCCCGGAATATTTCCGGGGCGAATTCGAGCGGCCACTCGATAAACGCCCTAGTTAAAAGGCGCTTACCGCGTTTCACTTCAAATTGCTTCAATGCATTGCGGTTCCCTGCGATCCGGTGCGGGTAGGTGCTTTGAGCAAACTAGGCCCGACAAACACCCTCATGGAAGGTGCTTGCCGCGTTTCGTTTACATGCTCTGCATTGCGCGTCTGAGCGCATTTTTACGGAGCCTTACCTATATGTGAGCCAAAAAGACTCGACCTAAGCCCTATCGCTAAGGCTTAGACCGCGTTTCTTTGAATTGCACGGCAGGGCGCTGCGTCTTATTGCGAAACGCTGCGTCACCATGTGATCCTGTTGGAAAACAAAGCCGCCTCACTGAAGCGACTTGCTTTTCCACCCCTACAAAAAAATGGGTGCCGAGATTTCAATCGGCGTGACCATTTCTTTTCTTGGCCGTCTTCGCCTCACCATCTCGACCCTGCCGGGTCACAGCTGGACTCTGCCGCATTGCACTCGCCATGCCGAGTGATGCGATTGCGCCGGACGAACACCCCACGGGCGGGATGAGCAACATCGGCGTGCATGTTTTGAAGGAGCTGAGGGCGGGCCTGGGCGATGCCATGAGTCCCCTTCGCAACACCTCGCGGGCGGGAGTTCATCCCTGGACCTGCCCTCTGCATCCTGTTGGGCTTACCGGCTTCGTATCGCTTGCCGAGGTCTTGGTGTTTGGTGGAGCGTTGGATGCGACTGTAAGGCATGCCTAAACATTAAGTCAATAGGCGTGCCTTATGTTTTTCTGCGACAGAGTGTTTTTTTGGGGTTGATCACCTTCCAGCGGCGCGAAAAAAAGCCCGCGCGCGGCGGGCTTGGAGATCGATGCTCAGGGGCGCCTAGAAGCGGACCTTGATGCGTTTGCGCGGGACTTCATGAGCGCAGTAGTAAACCCAAGTCACCTCGACCTGTTCAAACATCAAAATTGCCGGATCGTTGTAGCTACCAAATGTGTAGCTGCCATTGCGGCGAGAGAGCAGTCTCTTGATCATCGTTTCGCCGTTATGCAAGCGAACGAGAACAACATCCTCGATGTCAACCGGTGCGTTTGGCTCAACCAGGGCGAAGTTCTTGTTTTCGTACTTGGGAAACATGCTCTGCCCCACCACCTCGGCAAGGAAGGCCTCCTCATCGCTGGATGCGAGCAGCGCGAACTCATCAGTAGCCCCGACCGGCACGTCGCCGTCTGTCCAAATCCGTGCAGGCATGAACCCTCCGGCGCCACGGCCGACAACCCAAATTGGCCGCATGCTGGACTGGCTCACTGCATGCCCGATTGCTTCTTTCCCGTCGTGCAGTTGCATCGACCCTCTGCCGGTTGCCAGCCACTCGGGACGCACTTTCAAGTACTCCGCGGCCAGCAGGACGCTGTCCCCTGACAGCGTGTTGGTGGTTCCCGTGAACCATCCATTCACAGACGGGGGCTTCACCTTGCAGTGACGCGCAAGCGCTGCCTGGCTGACCCGCTCGCCGGGCAGCTTGATCGATTCGCGGTAAGCGAACGCTTGCGCCATGCGCTCTTTGAGTGATGACATTAGGCAATCCTAATTGTTTGTTGATAAGGTGAGCCTATTGACAAAATCTAAGGCAAGCCTAATGATGTGGGGCATGCTGAACATGACCTCAAACCAATTCGTCGATGCGCTCGGCGGGACTTCAGCGGTCGCTGCCTTGCTCGGCATCCGGGCCGCATCGGTCTCGGGCTGGCGCGATGGCCGCAGCGTACATGCGGTCCCCGAAGACAAGCTGATCCGGCTGGCCCCAGTCTCAGAGGCTCGCGGCGTGGCATCCCGCCGCGAGCTGTTCCCTGCTGACTGGCACCTGATCTGGCCAGAGTTGAATCAGCCCGCGAAAGCCGAGGGAGCGTGACATGGACCGGCAGACCTCCCGAATGCTCACGCCTATCTTGCGTGCAGCCCAACAGCCTTCAGTAACTCGCCATAGCCATCCAGGATGGTGTTTCTTGCTGCCGCTTCTGCTGCTGGCGTGTCTCCGTTTGACTGGTCGTCCATGGCCATCTCCAACTGGCTGCGCGCGAGGTTCGCGGCCGCCTGTAGAGCGAGCTCTTGCGGGAGAGTCTGAATGACTGAGTTCAGCACAGCTGACAGCGCTGAGACCCGTCCATTCAGCGCGTCGAATTCTTCTTGGTTCACGGTGAAGGCCCTTCCTTTGGGTGATGAGTGGAATCCTCATTCTAGGAAGGTGTCCTTCGCCTCCTTTTGGGAGGTGCGCTGACATGGCCACTCCTCAACCCCGATGCGGCTGCCGCCCGATCCGCTCGGCCCGGCTTCCGTCGAGCGCCACGCAGCTGGAGCGGCATCGGATCCGCAGTTCTCCGCACTCCCAAGAAAGCTCCAGCTGGCTGGTGGTCAGCAGCTGCGTTTCCGCGCCCGTCTGCGGGTCGCGGTTCTTCGAAACGCTGGTTCGAACGCTGGAGTGGAAAGAGCGTGTTGCGAGATTCATGGCGACTCCCTTTGGTGTGGTGTTTGTTTGCATGGCCGCGATGTTCGGCTACCCCCTCTTTCCCGTCCACGTCCAATTTTTCAGGAGCCGGATATGAGCGCCCTTGATGCACTGCGCCGCGGCGCAGACAACGCCCCGGGCGGCCGTGCCGCCATTGCAGTACGCCTGGGCAAATCCGATGAGGTGGCGCGTAAGGAGCTGTCCGGCGCCGCGTCGCACAAGCTGGGCGCGGTTGATGCCCTGGCCATCGCCCGTATTGCCTGCGAAGCCGGTACGCCTCATTGCTACGACTACGCGGCCTATGTGGCCCACGAATGCGGTGGCCGCTTCGAGCTACTGCAGGAGCCTGTCGCTGGCGCTGCCAGCCCGATGACCAAGATCTCCAAGCTGGTGCTTGAGACATCGCATGTGACCGGCGCTGTGATCGCTGCCATGCAGGACGGGGTGATCTCGGACAACGAGCTGGCGCAGATCGAGCGCGAGATCGCCGAGGCCGAGGAGGTGCTGCGCAAGCTGCGCCAGGCCGCGCGTGCCGTGAACGCCGCAGGCAAGCCCCAGCGCGCGCCAGCCATCCCCTGACCCGTTTTCGCCGACGGCCAGGGTAGCTCCCGTAAAGCAGATCCACCACCTGCCGGCCGTTGGCTTTCTTCTTGTGGTGCTCCCCTCTAAGTGGTGGACACATGCCAACGAAAACTCTCATAGACGAAGCCGCCCTGATCGCGGATCTCAATGCTCACTTCCCTGGCGCCAAGGCTCAGTCCCTGCGCAGCTGGTCGAGCAATCCGACCCAGATTGGCGCTGTGGTCTCCGGCGAGGCTGAGATCGAACCCGGCTATTGCATAGGCCCGTCCATCTACCTGGATGACGAAGCCTATGACGGCTACATCCACAGGGGGTTTGAGGCCTGGTGCGTGGCTCGTGGCTGGTATGTGGAGATCTACGAGCACGGCACGCTCTGGGTTGTGCCATTGCCCCTGGACAGCGCACTGGAGGCGAAGGAGTAGGCATGGCTGGCGAATGGATCAAATTCGATAACAGCCTGCCAGAGAAGCCGGAGACGCTGGCTATCACGGCGAAGATGGGTTGGGACGACCCGGATTTGACCGTGGGCAAGCTGATGCGCCTGTTTCGCTGGTTCGATCAGCACACCACTGACGGTAACGCTGTTGGCGTTACGCCAACGCTGTTGGATCGTGTGCTCGGCGTTACTGGCTTCACTGAATGTGTTGCGACGGTTGGCTGGATCGTGGTCACGGAAGACGGTATCTCGCTGGCCAATTTCGACAAGCACAACGGTGCGACGGCAAAAAGCCGTGCTCAGGGTGCCAAAAGGGCGGCAACTCACCGAAGTAACGCTTCTAGTAACGGCGAAAGTAACGCTGATGGCGTTACGAGGCCGTCACCTAGAGAAGAGAAGAGAAGAGAAGATAAAGACAATACCCCCCAACCCCCCACCGGGGGGCGGCAGCGTCGGAGCGATGCTGCCGACGAGCCGGGTGGCTTCGGCGAGTTCTGGTCGGCATACCCCCGCAAGGTCGGCAAGGATGCGGCTCGCAAGGCCTTTGCCAAGCGCAAGCCCGATGCCGATCTGCTGGCGAAGATGCTGGCTGCCGTTGCGGTGCAGGCCAAGTCCACCCAGTGGCAGCGAGACGGTGGCCAGTACGTCCCTCACCCTTCGACGTGGCTCAACGAGGGTCGATGGAACGACGGGGAGGGCGCGGCGCAGGGAGGTGACAGCGAGAGCCGGCCGCAATGGGCTCTGCAGGCTGGGTTCGAGAACCGCTGGGAGGCCGAGAACGAGCGGTGCTACGCCCACAACGCCCACCTCTTCCGCGACGGCCGCCGCATGGAGGTGCCTGAGTGAACGCTGCAGAACTCAGCAAGCGCATGGCGTCCGACGCCGCGGCCATTGCCCAGCATCTGCTGCCCAACGGCAAACGCAAGGCCGGCGAGTGGGTGGCTGGCAGCATGAATGGCGAAGAGGGCCAGTCCCTGTCCGTCCGCCTGACCGGCGCCAAGGCCGGCGTGTGGAAGGACTTTGCGTCAGGAGACGCGGGCGATTTGCTGGACCTGTGGGCCGCCTGCCGCAGCCAGTCCATCGGCGAAGCCATCCGCGAGGCGAAGGAGTACCTGGGCATCCGCGAAGTGATGCCCGAGCGCGAGAAGAAGACCTTCAAGCGGCCGGCAAAGCCGCAGTGCCAGGCCGCCAAGGCCGGCGTCAAGGAGTGGCTCAACGGCCGGGGGATCACCGACGAGACCATCGCCGCCTTTCGGGTGGCAGAGCAGATTCGGGGCGGCAAGACCTACGCGGTGTTCCCGTACCTGCGCGACGGCGAGCTGGTCAACGTCAAGTACCGCAACATCGCGGAGAAGCGGGACATGCGCCAGGAGGGCGGCGCAGAGCCTTGCCTCTTCGGCTGGCACCTCATCGACCCGAAGGCGCGCACCGTGGCGATTACGGAAGGCGAGATCGATGCGATGACGCTGCACCAGATTGGGATCCCCGCGCTGTCGGTCAATGCTGGCGCTGGCAATCACCAGTGGCTGGAGAACGATTGGGAGCGCCTGGAATGCTTCAGCGAGATCCTGATCTTTTTCGACAGCGATGAGGCTGGCAAGGCCGGGGCGCAGGAGATCGTCCGCCGCCTGGGCCTGGAGCGTTGCAAGCTGGTCACGCTGCCCGAGAAGGACGCGAACGAGTTCCTGCAGAAGGGCGCTTGCGGCGAGGACTTCTGGCACGCCACCAAGGAAGCCAAGACCCTGGACCCCGAGGAGATGCGCCAGGCCAGCGACTTCATCAATCGCGTGAAGTCCATGTTCTATCCGGCTCACGATGACGCTGGCGACCCAGTGCTGCGCCTCGACAAGGATCTGGACTGGTTTGAGTTCCGCTCCGGCGAGGTCACCGTCTGGACGGGCTACAACGGCCACGGCAAGAGCCTGATGCTGTCCCAGGTGCTGCTGGGGCTGATGCAGCAGGGCGATCGCGTGATGGTGTTCTCCGGCGAGATGACACCCGAACGCCAGCTCAAGCGCACCGTCAAGCAGGCGGCGGGCCTGGACCGCCCGAGCATGCCCTACATCGATGCCATCGGGGCCTGGCTGCACGACAAGCAGTGGTTCTTCAACGTGGTGGGCAGCGCAGGCATCGACCGTCTTCTGGCTGTGTTCCTGTACGGCTCCAAGCGTTACGGCATGCGTCACTTCGTGATTGACAGCTTGATGATGACGGACGTCCCAGAGGACGGGCCGGGCAGCATGACGGCTCAGAAAGAGGCCGTCCGCAAGATCTGCGACTTCGCGCGCCGCAATGGCGTGCATGTCCACCTGGTCGCCCACCCCCGCAAGGGTGCGGACGAGTCCAAAGGCCCGGGGAAGCTGGACGTAGCAGGCTCTTCCAAGATCACTGACGGCGCCGACAACGTGTTCACCGTCTGGAGTGCGCGCAAGGACGAGAACGACCCCGACCACGACCCCGACAAGCCCGACGCCAAGCTGGAGCTGCAGAAGCAGCGCAACGGCGACGTGCAGCACTACAGCCAGTACCTCTGGTTCAACAAGGCCGCCCAGCAGTTCGCCACGAACAACCGGCGCCGCGCCATCAGCTATGTCCCTTTCTCAACCCAGGAGCCAAAAGATGAATTCGCTGACCAATCCTGAGCGCGCCATCACCAGTCTTGAGAACTGCCATGTGCTCCTGTGGAGCCAGAGCCAGTGCGCGATGCATATCGAACCAGTCAGCAGCATGCTGACCCATAACCGCCGAGCCTATGTCGAGGACCGACGCATGGACTACGTGCCAATCGCCTTCGGCACCCGAGATCTGTGCAGCGCACTGGCGGAAAAGGTTCGGCAGACCCTCAACAAGCGCCGCGGCTGACCAGACCCGATTACCCAAGGAAAAGAATGACCATCGAAGCACCAACCAAGCCCGCAGCCGCTGAGCGGCCCACCGTCGCTGAGCGTCTGACCAGCGCCAGCACCAGCAGCGACCTGTCCGTCGATCTGGAGAAACGCGGCGACGCGGACTACCTGATCGCTGCTGGCATCCAGCGCGCAGGCCTGGGCCGGCTGGTCCAGC